TTGTTGTTTTATATCCATATTTATCTATCTTCCTCTTTGGTTTCGCAACCAAACATATTGAAACTCATATCTACTGCACTTGTATAAACTTTTACAACATCTGTCTGATTTAATGTTATACCTAAAACTATTGATAATGAATCATTTGCTGCTACTGATTTATCATAAAAAAGAAATTGTTTATCGTCTGCACCTGCACCAGCTACATGAACACTTAATCTAAATGTTATTGCAGACCCTGTTCTATTTGCTGCAACTATAGAACTAACTGTTGTTTGTGTCATATTTGGACAAGTATAAAGTGTAGTTGTTGTTGTTGCTGCAGGGTCAACTTGACCTAATACTTTTAAATTATCAGCCATGTTTCATTCCCATTAATAAAAATTGATGTCTTTTTAGTCCTTTACTTACTACGACACTTTGTAATTTTTGTAGTTTGTCTAATTCTATAGCTAAATCTTGTATTGCTTGTTCCATTATTCTTCTTGTAACTGCCTCATCTGCGGAACTATATTCTTGCTGTGCTAAAGGTAATGCTATTGATTTAGGATTTGCCATTATCTTTTACCATCTGGTCTTATATCTAATCTTAAATCACCAAGTCTCCAACCATAATCATTTGATGAATTAGATACTCTAATAGCACATTGTCTGCTTCTAGCTCTTGTATTAGTAAATGTTGAAGCTGGTGTAACTGATACAGTAGATAAAGTAGATAAATCTTCTAATGGATAATTTCTACCTTTAATTGTAATAGTTACATCATCAGATGTAGATTGTTGGTCTCTAAATTGTACATCAGGAATTATTTTATTTACTGCTATAAATTTTTCTCCATCTGGGTCTAAGTCAAAATCGCTTGATTCTATATATGCAGTAAAATTACTACCATCGTCTCCATGACCTATTTCATGTGCAAAAATATAATTATTATTAGACGTACTGTCGTTTTTACTAGCTGCTATTGGATTATCTAATATTAAAGCAGAATCCCAAGCAGTTCTTACAAAATTATCTGATGTTGTGCCAATAGACCATACATTTTCTAAATAATTATACATAACATATTTATCTACTTCTAAGCTACTTCCTGATGGATAGAACCACATTATTTCATTAGCACTATCATTAACTGCACCAAATATTTTAAATGATTGTGTTTGATTTAAATCACTTAAAACATAATCTAATACTGTGCAAGGTAATCTTTGAGCACTACCTGAATAACTATAAAAACCACCATTATCCATAAAGTAAACTTGATTATTAGCATTAACTGCTGCATTAGGGGATATTAAAGATGGACCATGTGCTACTTCATTAAATGAAAATACAAATGGTGCTCCTACAAATCTCATAGAAACTATACCTGCATCTGTCCAAATAAGTATTTCTTGTCTTGTTCTAAGTGCACCTATAATTGTAGACCCCATTGATAGTTGTACACCACCAGCCTGATTGGTTGCAGTTGGTGTCCAATCTATAATACTTTCTGTATCTGAAAATCTTACTAATAAAGGGTCAATAGTTGTAGAACCTATAGGATTACATCCAAAAGCTATTGCGTGTTTATCTACATCAGAAACCATAACTTGTAATACTGCTGTTGGAACATCACTAGCATTACTTAAACTTGTTGCATTTACTGCTCTTGTGCTAGTTCCTGATGATTCATCCCAATAAAAAATGCCACCAGCTCTTGGATTTAAAATAACATCATCACCAAAATTATCTATAGACCATAATCTTAATTGATTAGTAAGAGATAAATCAGTAGCAGAACTCCAACTTCCAGCACCCCAAGTTCCTGCACCCCAACCTGTTGAACGAACATAAACATCAAGACCTGTATTTATTTGATAAGCTGCATCTGCACCAGAACCACCAGTACCGCTTTCATCGCTTGAATTAGCTGTTGCAGTAGCTGTAAAAGTAAATGTATCTACGCTTGGTACTGCAGTTATTTGATATTCTTGATTTAATACAGCAGCAGTAATATTGCCGCCTAAAGATACTGCACCACTTATAGTTACAAAATCTCCTATAACAGCACCATGAGCATCATCAGTTGCAGTTATAGTAGTGCTGCCATCAGTAGCAGAAAAAACAATACCATTAGTAGTCGTGGCTCGTATGGGGGTAACATCACTATAAGCGTTTCCTTCTAATACATAAAATTTTTGATGAGTACCTAAAGTAATATAATTTGTACCACTAGATGCTCTATACACAAATATTTTTCTAGCTGTACCTATAAAACTATCTGTGCTTTGTTTTTGCCAACCACCTATTCTTTCGGGTCTACCTTTACGAAATCTAACTTTATCTGCGTCAAACCAGCCACCTTCATTACTATAATTAGTACCTTCTTTGTTTATACCTGGTCTAAATACATATTTGGCTAATGTCATATTTAAACCTCATGCCATTCTTTGCCTTCAAATAATAAGGCTTCTGCTTCTCTTCTTCTTACTAAACCTTGTTTTACTTGACCACCAGCTTTATTCCATCTTTTTATTTGATTTGGCACATCATTCCAATCTTTATTATTTAATTTTTGTAAGAGTGTACTGCTAGAAAGATTTGATGGACCTAAATTAAAAACCCATGATACAAGTGAATCAAATTCATTTTGTTTTAAATCAGATTTTACCATGTCATTAATATATCCTTCGTATTCATCCATCTCATGTAACAATAAACTATCAGCTTCTTCTTGTGTAATAGTATCGCCTTCTTTAACACCTTTGGTTGAACCATATCCTATTGTTAAAACATTAGCTGCACAACGATAAGCTTCAAGTTCACAACCCTCAAACTTTTTAATTAAAGATAAACCTTCTTGTGATATTTTCATATTACTGTTCCTTTTTAGTTGTAGTAACTGTTTTATAATACACAACAACTTCTTTAAGTTCATTTATATACCTTTTAAGTTCCTGCATATTGTAAGCCATTACCTCATAATCAGGTATTGTCATGGCTAAAAATACAAGTTCGCCTTCTTGTTTTTCTATTCTTGCAAGTTGTTCTTCCCAGTTTTCAGGAGTAACAACAATCCACATAGGTTCTTTTAAATCTATTTCTCTAGGCATAATAGGTTGAACTATTGTCCTATCTAGTGGTTTTGCTGTAACTTGTATTTCTTTAGTTGGAATTAGGCTGCAACTGCAGACCATCATCAAGGTCGTCAACAACATTGCTGATTTCTTCGATTTCTTCCATAATGTGTTTTGTACCATTATTTATTTTCCTTTCCATTTCTACTGGGTCTGCCAGTATTTTTGCAGATAATTCATAGTCTTTTATAAACTGTGTATATCTATTAAGCTCTCTTTGTGCTGCTTGACTTTTAATTACAAGGTCATTTAATTGTCCTGTTTGTAATTCAAAGTCTGCTTGTATAGATTGTATTGCTTCTTCTTGTGTAGCTATAGCATCTTCTAAAGCTATGTTATTAGCTTTTAAAGTTATGTTTTCGTTATATAACCAATAACTACCAAAACCTAAAATTAAAATTATGCCTATTAATATTTGTTGCATTAAATATCCTCAATAATGTAATTTAGACCTGATGCACTTCTATATTCTATTAATCTATTATTTTCATCACGAAATTTAAGATGTTTTTCTTTTTGTACTAATATTTTTTTTGTTATATAACTTCGGTCATCTGAATCACCATATTCTTTATTAAAAGATACAGTAACTTTATATCGTGTTTTAAATAACTTTATAATCCATTTAATAATTAATTTAATTGTATTCATCTTAATTAATTATAGTATATATTTGTATAGGTTTTTCTTTGCCTTTTACATATATATTTTTTAGTTCTTTTAATATAATTTCAGAATTAAAATTTTCTGAGTTAATAGTGTTATAACCTATAACAATATCTTCTCCAACTTCTTTAGTAGAACTTTCTAATCTTGCTGCTAAATTAACAGCATCACCTATAGCTGTATAATCAAATCTTGTTTCGCTTCCCATGTTACCAATAACAGCATAACCAGTATTAACACCTACTCCTATTTCTACATCAATATTAGCTTGTTTAATTTTATCTTGAATTTCTTTTGCACATAATACTGCAGCAGTTTCATGGTCTGGTAAATCTAATGGTGCATTAAATATAGCCATCATTGCATCACCAATATACTTATCTACCATACCTCCATACTCTTTTACTGCATTTGCTTGTATTGTTAAAGCTTTATTCATAATTTTAGTAACTTCTTCTGGCTCTAGCTTTTCAGACATAGCAGTAAAACCTCTTACATCTGTAAATAAAAATGTGCAGTATCTTCTTTCACCACCTAATACTAATGAATCTGGATTATCTTGAAGTTTTTTAACTTGTCTTGGGTCAAGATAATGCTCAAATTGTTTTTTAATTTGTTGTCTTAACTTGTATTGTTCTCTAAATCTTAAATAAAAACCTATTGATGCTGTTATAAATTGTGAAATTAATGTCCAACTTACATCTATTAATATTCCACGCTGTATAAGATAGTGTCCAAAAAATATTGTTAAAAAGAATAATATACTGGTAAATGTTATTCCTAGCGTCATTCCAAAAATATTTACACATAACCAGACAAAAGTTACTGTTATCACTAAAATTAATAGTTCAACAGCTAAATGCCAATCAGGTATATAAGGACTATCTTGTATAAGTATTGATTCTGCTAGTGCTGCTTGTATTTTATGTGGTTCTAATAAACCAACAGGAGTTGCAACTTGTGGCATTACTCCATTAGCCGTAACTCCAATAAATACAAACTTACCATTTACATCCATTTCTTTTAAATTAGTTTGTTCTGTATCTATCCAACTAATCCATTTGCGACCAAGGCTATCTGTTTTAACTGGTGGTATTCCTCTGATTGATATTTCTTCTATACCATTATCATTAGTTTTTATAATATATGTTTTTACACCAAATAAAGCTTTGTATATTTGTGTGCCAAAACTAGGAATCCAATTATTATTAGGTGTTTTAACTAAAAGAGGTATTCTTCTTACAAGTTGGTCAACTTCGGTGGGAGCAATGGCTAGACCCTGTAATGTATTATTTTTAAGAGTGTTCAGGTTTTCCTTAACTCCCAAAGATACTATACCACCATTATCTTCACCTTTCACTACAGTTCCTGTTGGCTTAGGATAATTACCTTTACCATCTTCAAACATAGCTATAACAGAAGGTGCATATCCTAAAGACCTTCCAAAATCTTCATCACCACCCATTCTGTCTGCTTGTGGAAAAGATATAACCCAACCAACTCCTAAAGCACCTTTACCAATAATTTCCATTTGTATATCAGCTAATCTTTTTCTAGGTAATGGATAGCCACCTTCACGTTCTACATCTTCTTCTGTTATATTTAGTATGACAAAATTACCTGATGGTTCTGGTGTTTTTGTAAATGAATCAAATACTTTTAGTTTTAATATTTCTGTAGGTGTTGACTGATATATTAATGGCAGTAAAAGTATTATAAGTATTGGTAATATTAATTTTTTCATTAATCACTTTGAGTTATTGTTATTGTAGAATCACTACCACCATTAACTTTTATTATGTTAGAAATGCCATCTTGTATAAATATTACTGTGTAAGCATTATTTCCATCTAAATCTAACTGTACGCTTTCGCTAACACTTCTTCTTAAACTAACAACTTGTCCTGTAATTATAGTTGTTATCTGTGTATCTGGGTCTTTACCTAATAATGTTCCTGATATTTGTGTACTTGTAGCCTGTGCTAATTGGTCCTCTTCTTCAGCTATAGCTAATCCATCTAAAACATTTAATAAATCTTCTAAATAATTTACATCAAGATAATTTATGTCTAGTTCTGTAAATTCTAAACTATCTTCTTTTAAATAATCTTCTGCAAGATAGTCTATATCTAAGTCATTAAAATCAAGTACGCTATCTGTTTGTGTGCTTGTAGCTTCTTCTTCTATAACAGTTTCTTCTTTAGGAGGCGTAACAATTAACATATTGTCTATTACATCTAATGTTAAATCTAATATAACTGGTTTGCTTGGTGCTGATTCAAATACACTTACTGTAGTTGCTTCGTAAGGTTTGTTAAGTAAAACTGTTCCCATAGCAGTAACTACTTCTATTTCGCCACTAGAGAGCCCTAGAGAGTCTGGTAGCAGTATTATAAGGCTACGACCTAATTCATCTACTGTAGCCGTAAAATCAGTCCCACGAATAGCTATATTAGCTGTAGGTGTTTTAAGAGATATGTTTTGTTTATCTATACGATTTAAATTGCCTGTAATAAATCTTGCTGTACCAAGACCAAAGGTAAGAGCCATTTTTGCTTTAGATGGGTCAGGGTCATAAATGTATTCATCTATTAATAGTTGTGAGTGTTCAGTAAGCTTTACAATAGAATCATCAAGAAATGTAATAGCCATTCTTCCATTAGTAGTAATAGCTTCATCATTACTTTGTATAGAAAATTTTAATTCGGCATCTAATGGTTTATCTCTTACTATTTGTGCTGAACCATTTAGTTCAGATATATCTCCAATATTAACAGCTTGTGCTTGTACCTTGGTCGTTTTGGATAACGCAAACAGTAGAAGCAGCATTGCCACCGATTGATATAATTTTAAGCCAGTCATTATCTTGGGTACTCAGTTGTTGTATGTTAAAAGTTCTTTGACCGCCTGTATGGTC